AGCATCCCGAACACGCGGAGCCACTTGCTCAGCAACAAAACGAGCCTGCGCCAAAGGACTAGATTGCAAAAGAGCAGGATTCTTCTCATAATCACCAAAAACAAGCGCGCCAAGCGCATCCCCAGTACCCCGAACCGCACGCTCCTTAACCTTCTCAGCATCAACGCCTCGCGTCAACCAAGACTTAGCGCCACCCTTCACAGCGTCAAGCGCATCCATAGCCGACGCAAACTCGTCAGACCCACCACGCTTCAACTCCGAAGCCTTCTTCCTAGAAACAGTCGGCTTCAACAAGCCAGCCTGCTCCAGAGCTACACGCTTATCAGGCTCCTCCTCAATATCCCGCCCAGCAGACGAAAGATACAAATCTCGAATAGCATCCAACTCGCCCTGCAAAGCCTCAGACTGCTGACCCGTCGGATCAAAAACAAGATTATACTCAGGCCGAAGCGTCGGCTTAGGCTTCTTCTTGCCAACAACAGGCTTCTTCGGAGCGACCTTTTTAAGAGAAGCCTTATCTCCACTCGCAAGCTCAAAGGCAAGATTCTTTTTAGGGGGCGCTGCCATGCTCGTATTCTAGCGCCTAAGCGCCACTACGTAGTAGGATAAGCAGGCGCAGCCGCAGTACCAGAAAGAACATTAGCGCGAACCCAATTAATTGCCTTCTTCCTGTTCATACCCTGCTGCACAAGAAGCGTCACAAGCTTATTCGTCAACTCGGCAGAAGTATACGCACGCCCCACAGCGTTGCCTTCCTCAACTTGAATAGTCGCAGAGTAAGCAGCCGGAACATTAACCGCCGCCTTTGTGCGCGCTTCATTCTCAGACGCAGCAACAATCTTCTTAGGGACTTCCTCAAGAGTACCGTCAGCACCAGTAAAGTAAACCGTATACTCCTTATTGCCCGAAGGCTTCGCATCCGGCGCAGTCCACGTATCAAGCTTCAAAAGAATATCCGTCTGCATATCACGAATAGCCTTCTGCTTAGCCTTCGCGCCCTTCCCACTAGCAGCAAGAGCACTAGCCGCAGCACGCTGAGCAGAAGTATTAGCATTCTGCTGCCGAATCCCAATATTCGCAACATCAACCTGCTGATTCCAACTCTCAGCCGCACCACTCTGAGCAAGCCGCGCAGCGTTCTGAGCAGACGCAGCCTGAGCCACAGCCTTACTCATCTCATCCTGCTGCAACTGATACAAGTATTTCGCAGTATCCCCACTAATCTTCGTCGCTCGATCCGCAAGCGCCTTCGTCAAAGCAGCACGCGCCTCACCACCAAGCATCGCGCCACGCATCGCAGCAGCCGGAGCATACGTAGCCGGAATCGCACCAAGCGCAGCCATCGTCGTCGCAACCGTCGGAGAAGCACCAGGAGCAATACTCGTCGGAGCGCCAGCAGCAGCGGCCTGCGACTCGCCAGCACTCTGCGCCTGCCCAGCAAGCTGGCCGTACTGTGACGTAAGACCACCAAGCGTCGCCGCATACTCATTGCCAAGCCCCGCAAGGCGACCAGTCAACGCTGTACTAAGGCCACTAATGTCGCGCTGCTGAGCGGCCGACTCTGTACGAAGCGACTCTTCGCTAGCTGACCCCATAGCAGCCAATCGAGCAGCCTCAGCGCGAAGCTCATTCGGAGTTTTAAACGAACTGGTAAGCGGATTCCGCTCGGCAGCCGCCGCCGCAGCAGCAGCAGCTTTCTTTTCAGCAGCCTTCTTAGCGGCAGCCTTCTTAGCGGCAGCCTTCTTCTCAGCGGCTTTTTGAGCAGCAGTCTTGCCCGGAGCAGCAGCAGTAGTCGTCGCAGCCGGCGTTGCCCCTGGAGCCTTATACGCAGCCTGCGCCTGCGGCCTACGCTTTCCCTGAACCATCTTAAAGGTAGTAGTTTTTCCAGAATTGGGATCGCCAAGAACCTGAGAGGGGGCGCGGTTGTCAATGTTAAAACTTGGCATGAGTCTAGTGTACCAACCTAATACTTCTTATTGCCCTTGTACCGACCAGTAATCAGCGAATTAATGTATCGAATCTGCTGAGGACTCAACTGGTAAGCGGGATTCTTCAAGAACGCTCGAAGACCCTCACGGATCGCCTTATCAGTCGTATTCCGCTCAAGCGTAATATCACCAACAAGCGTCATAAACGCGCCACCCGGCCCAGCACCAAGCGTACCGGGCGGAGGAGTCGGAGCCTGGTTATACCCAAGATACTCTGGCGCAGCCGGAGCCGGAGCCTCAGCCGCAGGCGCTTCTGGAGCAGCCGGCGCTTCAACAGGCGGCGCAACAAACTCGCCAGCCCTCTTCACAAGATCAGGAAAAATCGTATTCAACAGATCCGCATAACGATTAGTCGTCCCAGCAAGCTCGCCAGCCGCGCCAACATTCAACCTGCGAAGCGCATCTTGAAGCGCCTGCGTCTCAGCGACCGCAGAAGACGCGCGCATACCACTACGACGCGCACCAGCCCGAGCAGCAGCATCCCCAATCGCAAACTGCTGCTTCTCACTACCAGCCGCCGCCTGACCAAGCGATCCCTCAAGATACCCAGCCTCGCCACGCTTAATCGGAATAACGTCAAGCTCTAGCTTCGTAACGTCATAGACTTTCCCCGAAGGGTCAACGTATGTAAACGCGCCAGTAACAGGATCAACGCGACCAGTGATATTGCCTTTGCCCGGATCGGTTCCCGGCACTCGATACAACACCATGCCCTTAGTGGGCGAGCCTTCAGTCGTGTCGCGATTCAGCGTGAATCCGTAATTGGATCCAATGCCGAGTTGTGTTTGTGTGATGCCAGCCATGCCAGTTGCGAAGCGCGGGTCGGCAAGGAATGCGTCCGCATAATTGAATGGCGTTGTTGGGGCGGCGGGGGGCGGAGGGGTGGCGGCAGCGGCAGGCGGCGCGGCCGGAGCCTTTGCTGCGGGAGTGAACGTCGATCCCTTACTAGGGTCAAGCGTTACGGCAAACGGAACCCTAGCCCCACCAGGACGCGCAGGCGGCTTCGGCGGCTTCGGCGGCTTATACCCAGCCTTAATCGCCTGAGAAGAACCAGGCCGTACGCCTTCCATTCCCTTCGGCGTACCCGTCTTCCCCGGCTTAGGAATCTTAATAGCAGGAGCCACTAACGCCCACCCATCATCCGAGCGCGAGTCTCAACACCACCAAGAAGATTACCCTTCATCCCACCAGCAACATCCTTAGGATTCGTAATGGCACCCATCACAGCAGCAGGCGACTGATCCATAATCTTCTGCGTACTCTTCTCGCCAAGCTTCTTCAACGACTCGATCAAGACTTTCTTGGGATCGGTCATTGCACTATTCTGTGGCGCGGAGGGTTTGAAGTTTACGCGCTGTGCGGAGTAGAGTGTAGAGGCCACGACTAATAGTATACCTATGCTTCGGGCAGCACGGGAAGATCTATGCTGGGCGGTGCTGGAAGTTCTGCTGCCATGACGATCTCGGCAGCGGTGGCGGGGATTTGTGTGATGTTCGGGTCGGCAATCATGCGTGCTGTTTCTCGCGCCACGATCTCATCAGTAGCAATACAAGCGCGGTGGGTAATGGCGTTCTGCGCCCATTCTTGCGGGTCGTCCATAACATGAGCTAAGGCGGCCGCCTCTACGTCAGTAATGGTGATTGTGAACTTTGGCATAATTCTCCTAAGATACAAGCATAACTAGAGCATTAGAATATCCGGCACTGTCGCCATAAAGCGTTGAGCCTTCGTTGCGAAAATAGAAATAATCATTTGCCGCAGCAGGCAAAACAACTTGAAACGAAATCTGTTTGTGGGCGTTTGTAGACGAATAACCGTAAGTGCGCAAATAATCAACCCTAACACCATTCTTGTAAAGATCAATATAAATGTTATTTGAATTATTGTCAGACATTGCCTGTACACAAAACAAATAATTACCAGCAACGGGAACCGTAAAGTTTACGCCGCCAGCACCGGGAAACATACTCCCAGTATTTATGTACGACCCAGTCCAACCAATGTTGGCCCCGGCCCCAAGGCTACTTGTTCTATAAACTGTTGCTACGGGCTGAAACGGTTTACGTACGCGCCCACTAGCGTCAATGCTCATGCGCTCAGTGCTGGACGTGCGGAAACTTACCGTCGTATTACTGTTATAAATAGGCGCGTTCGTGATGTTCGTGATCGTTGGGTTCGGATAGGTTCCAGTAAGATCTCCACCAGCAGCTCCCGTAAGAGTCGTGCCTGCATAACCAGTTACGGTATCCGCAATAGCCTTGATGATGTAATTCGTGATAATCGTTGGCTGAACGGTATTAACAACAGGCGCAGCGTTAGCACTCATTCCGCTCGTCTGTCCATACACAGGCGTGTAATGGTTAAAAGCATTGCCTGTTCCCAAATATCCGCCAGCAATAGCGTAAGTAGACGTTCCAGATCCGGGGCCGGTAACGCCTCCAGCGATATAACCAATACTGTCAACACGACTATTTACGGCACCAATGGCAGCCGCTATATTCCCGCCTTGGCCTTGTCCATAGTGAACATGGTCAAGGCTTAAAGTCCGATTCTGCAGACCACCATTAGCGCCAAGCAGTACACCATTAACCGCACTGCCGGCGGTAGTTAGCCGGTTCTGCGCCGTGCCGCCCATGTCGTCGCGACCAGCAGCAACTCGACCACGAAGATCAGGCACTTGGAAGTTCGTATTATTCGTACCACCATACTGATTCCCAATCACGCCATACAACGCCGCATACTCTGGGCTAGTCACCGCATTAAGAGCCTGCCCAGCGCAAAACAACCAGCCAGCAGGCGTAGACAAACCCGTACCAGCATACGGAACAATCGTACCCACCGGAGTAAGAACCGCACCACTACCCGTACCAGTAACCCACGCCGTCCCATCCCAAAAATACGTAAGCTTAGTGTCAGTCTCAAAAATCATCTGACCCTGCACAGGATCAGCAGGACGACGAGTAGACAAACACGAAATCGCACCAGTAGCCAACTGCTTCTGAAGCGAAGAAATATTCGAGTTCATCACAGCCTGAGCCAACGGCCCCGTATCCCCCAACCCGAACCGAATCTGCTCAACCTGGTTATGCGTCAAAGACTCTTGACGATCAAGCGGAATGACACGCGGATCAGGAGGCTCAGCAATCGGCTTTATCGAAGGCATCGCCGGCGAATCAAAATCCTTAGCCACTAGACAACTCGACCCGGGCGCAACTGATTAAATCCGTTCGTAACCTCAAACATAGAAAAAGACGTTGGAAAACCAGCAGTAGAAATCGTATACGTCACAGCTTGACTAAGGCTCTGATGATCAAACCGGCTAACGCCAGCAGACGTACTCGTAGGAGTAATAGAACCAATAGTAGACGAGCCACCAGTAGCGTCAAGCCCCTTCGTCACGTTAACCACAAACGCTCCGTTGCTCGCCCCCGGATACAAGAAAGCAGAAGGATACGTCGTCGCATTAGGATACGTAGACAACCCAGGAGAAACATCGTACGTCAATAGCGTATGCCGATACCTACGCTTCTGCGCAGGATCACCATCAGTATACGCGCGAGTAGTGATCGTAGAATTAATGCGCTGACCATCCGCATCCGTCGAACCCTCAATCGGAACCACAACAGGGTCAATGCGAATTACTCGATCAAACCCAGCAGAAGCCGTAGACGTTCCCTGCTTAATTGCGTAAATACGATTCGTAGTCTGATCAGCGTCACTCGTAGACGAAGCAATTTCCAACTGTCCAGAAGTAACCCTTGTCCAACCAAACTGGCTACGAAGATCACACAAGTACCCGCCCGTAGGCAAACTAATGTAGTAATGCGAATCATTAATGTTTGCCGAACCATACACAACCCCAAACGATCCGCCAGCGCCAAACACGCCATCCCCATCAAAAGTCGAAGCGTCAAACGTAAACGTGTTAGATGCCGACGCGAAATTACCCCAAGAATTAGCAATCTTCTTAGTCATCGTATTCACAAGAGCAGAACCATCAGTCAAATACACGCCATCAGAAGACGCGAACATCACACCCGCGCTTGTACGCTGAATGCTCTTAGCCGACAAACAACCAACCTGCTGAGAGAACGCTCGAATGTTCGCCGTAATACCACCACGACTCAAGCTCGCATTAGTAGCGCCACCCGACTGCGTAAGCAGATAACCACTTAGCATCACACAATTCTTCGATCCAAGAACCAGCATGTTGCCAGAACCAATCGGGACAAGACCAACGATCTGCTCAATATCTTGAACATCAATATAATTAAGCGCCGGAAAACCAGCGCGCGTAGCCTGGACTAAGCCATCACAATTCGCAACAGTTGTGTCCCCAGCTTCGCGAACACTCCAAACAATACGGTTCGGGTGAGACTGCACGTTGCCACTTGTCGCATCAGTGATCGACACGTTGCCCATAAGGATGCGCGAATCACCACCACTAGAGAACACGCCGGCGCAACCAGCACTAGAAATATACTGTCCATCGTTTCGCGTTCCAACCTGCGGGAGGACGGGATAGTAATTGATACTTGTGTACGTCGTTACGGCTACGCCCGTGCGTGGATTGATCGGGGCCGGGTCAACAGTGATAGTTGATCCGCCAGCCGCAACGACTCGACCCGTGTACTCGTCAGTCCCCCCATTTGAAAGGAATACGAAACCACCAATCTTGATTGATGCTACGGCAGCAGCCCCAACAATAATCTGATTATTGCCAGCAGACGTAGTAATCGACACGCCGCTAGCTGCGTACGTTTCAAAGGACTCTTGAAAGTCAGCGCCGCCGCACCAAGCCATAACGCCAGACCCGGTAATGGGGAAAACAATCGAGTCACCATAAATAGAGTACGAGTCTACGTTTGAACCAGAAATCGTACTGTTGTACTGGTACATCGTTTTAGGGTCAGACGAGAACTCCATAGACCCAAACTGGAGAGCGCCAGCAGCAAGCCCAACCGTATAAAGGCGGCTGCGCCCATCAGGACTGGCGCTTTTCTGCGCACCAATCTCAACAGGCGCAAGGCTTGTCTGCTTGTCTAGCGCGCTAATTGATGGGCCGCGCTGAGCGAGAGAACCAGAGTTCGTAATGACAATGTTCTCAGCATCATAGACAGCGCCCTCGGGAATCAGGTGGCGCGGAACGTCACTAACAATGCCACTAAAAAAGTTAGCGTGGCTTGCGTACTGAACAGTACCGGCCATGCGCTAGCCCTGCCGCTGAGTAAACGAGTAATACGTCGAAGGATCGTGGAACGGGCGACGCGGATTCCGCAAGTAACCCGTCTGAATCGTTCGCGCCGTGCGGCCCTGGCGACGACCAAGCCACTTCTGGAAGCGATCCATTCCGAGAATAAACTTTGTATCCAGCGCGCTGCTGAGATTCTGATCTTCGCCAACCGCATCAGCAAGCCGAGAAGCAGCAGCAATCGTAATCAGCCAATGCCACTGCGAAGGAATGTCCGTAGGAATATCCCCATCCGCAACAAGACTAGCCGGAGCCTTCGAGTAATAGACCTTCAGAATGTCACCCGTCTGCTGCGGCGTCGGCCACAACCGGATCTGATCAAGGCCCAAGAAAGCGTACTGTCGAGTAGCGCCAATCGGATTCGTCGCATTCAACGCGAGAATCTCATCCGCACTTGTCGGCTGCAAGATGTACGAGTACGTCGAGCCAAGCGCAAGATACTCAAGATACTGAAGCGCGCCAAAGTCAGAAATCGACCAATCGGACGAAATATCGTACACCGACTGGCCCATCACCAGAGGCGCGTCGACCTGTCCAACGCGAAGCTGCGCGCCAACGACGATATCTACAAGCGCATCGTTTACGTGCAGGCCAGCCTCAGTATCATCATCATTCAGTGCAAGGTTCTGCGCGCGCTGCTTTAGCTGGGCAAACGTAGCCACTACTCGTCCATGCCTTTCGGACGAAGCGGGTCAAGGCCACGATGCATAATCTCATGCATCCGATCATTAACCTCACTAGCGCACGTAGGACAAAGACCATTAGCGACCATCCGCATCACATCATCCTTCGTCCGCATCGGCTCCCATTCGTGAGCAATCGGCTTGAAGTCGCGCATGTTCTCAATACACGGACGCGCCGGGAACACGCTTAGGCAAACGCCACACGCCATGCCCTTAGCAAGCCGTTCAGCATCGTCGTACTGATTAGCGCCATGCAAATGCCAGTTAATGCTGCGCTTCGGCTCGCCCGATTCTAGGTCGTAAGTCTCTTCGGCGTGCGCCGTAATTGGCGTGCGCCACGATTGGATCTGTGCGGTACTCATGCTAGTGCTGTAGTATAACGCCTCTGCAACGACTCATTGCAAACAAGGCGGTTTTGTTTCACATGAAACATACTACGACGAATCATACGCTTCCGTTCCGACTCGTCACGAAGAAGGCCAAGTACCGCGTCAGTAAACCCATCGGCATTATCGGCGCGAATAATCGAGTCGTCTGGCACAAGCTTGTACGCCTCCACTCCGCTGGCAACAAGAGCAGCACCACTCATCGTGAACTCAAGCCACTTCAAATCACTCTTGCATCGAGTGACATCATTATCAATCACTGGCGCTAAGCCAATACTCCAGCGCGTAAGGATACGCCGATACGCTGCGACACTCGGAGTAAACGAAAAGTGTGTATAAGCGAAGTCCCACCCAGGGTCTAAGCCAACGATTTGAACGTCAGCTCCAGACGCGCTTGCTTTGCGTAGCGCATCTTCTACGAGGTGCGTGTGATCATAATGATTCGCGCTCAACACGCACCCAACGATGCGGCGCTTCTTGCTTGCCTTGGGCCAATCCAGCGGGTCGCACGTATTCTCGCAAACAATCGTATTAGGATTGACCAGTTTGTACACTTCTCCCAACGCTGGCGTCGCACAAATAACATAGTCGGCCTCTTCGACCATGCGCTTATGCGACTCTTGTCGTTCGCCCCACGCCGCGCCATTCTTATCGTTGTACCGACCAACAACGCTAGCCAAGTCGGGCGACAAGTAATTATCATCCACATCAATAACGCGCTTCTTCTCTAGTCGAGCGCCAAGATCCCAATACACTTGCGCATCACTATTCGGATACTGATACACCCACGCTGGCGCTTCATGCTCATCCTTTGCATCCCACGTCGAACGCACCACGCCACCAGCAGTGCGCGACGCAAGATCACACCGCACATACGCCGTCCCATCGTACTTCCACTGATAGAACACGCCACTAACCGCGTCGCGCTCCTCATACGGAGCAAGATCCCTGATAGACAAGCCAAGCTCGGACGCGCCACGAAATGTCTGCTGATTCAAACCCTTGACGCGCTGACGATACCCGTAACGAGCAAGCGGAGCGGGAGCAAGGCGATACCCCGCACTAGCAAGACGATACGAGAAATCCCAATCCTCGATAACCTTGTCTTGATACCCGCCAACGGCAAGCGCCACGCTCGTTTTAATCAGCATTACGCCACACACATTCGAGTCTTGGATACGAAGCTTTGACCACGGCTCGGCGGGAAAGCGGAACCTGCGCTCGCCAAAGCCAAGCATCCACGGATACGCACCATCATGATCAATGGCTGCTTCCCACAAGCGCCACAACGTATCCTCGTCAACCACATCATCAGCGCCCATGATGAACACGTATCGAGTTTTTACGCTAGCCAACGCAGCGTTGAAAGCACTAGCCATCTCATGCTTTCCCGCATTCTGAGCGATGATGATTCTAACGCCTCTAGGGAGCGATCTAAGAGCCTCGCGTAGTAACCCTTCGTCTTGCCCATGCCAAGGCATCACGACCGTTACGTGGCGACGCACGGCCGCCTTATACGCGGCAATGTTGTGATGCACGGCTACGCGGGGATCTCGCGACTCAGCGAAGCATCCTCAATTGCCTCACCAGCAAGCCGCAACTTCAACTCTTCAATCGCCTTCGTAATCTCATAACGAGGACGCTCACGCTGAAGCTCGTACGCAATCACATACTCGGGATCATAACCACCATCCTCAATCATGCGACAAACCATCTGCGCCGTCGAGTTACCCTTAATGCCCTTCATCTGCTCGTACGTCGGCCACGGCGGACTAAGCGGACGATGACCAACCTGGATGTAGTGAAGACCATTACCAGAATCCTCAACAAGGCGCTTCTCGGCGCACTCGCGATCCTCAAGATTCGGAATCGACTCCGTGTCAAACACGCTGAACGTCAACATTGGCTGCCACGAATCGTGAGCAACACCATTCACAACGCCACTCTGACCACTAGGAATAGCGCCAAACGCGATAGGCGTACCATCGCTACGAGCGCCCATGCCCATCCACTTCTCGGCAGCCATCACCGCTTCGTCCGGGCGAACCATGCCGTGAGTAAAGTCGCAGATAATTGCACTCTGAACCGTGTGCGGAATCATCGAGCCACCCGGCCCGAGGATCATCTGAACCGTATCCGGGCGAGCAATAAAAGTAAAGTTCCCGTGCTTGCTGACAAATCGCATTGATTGTCTCCTGGTCGTTGGAGTAGGAAGAACTGGGGGAGAGCCGCACAATGGCGACTCTCCCCCGCTTGTTGGCTTAGTAGCCGGTGATGCCAGAGATGATAGCGTGCTTCTTCTCGTTGCCCATCTCGAACGACCACTCGGTCAGGTACTCCTGCTTAATGGAGTCCTCATCGTTGGCCTGACGATCCGGCTTCAGCACCGTGTCGCGCAGCGGACGCATCGTAATATCGTCCATGTCGAGCATGACGCCGATACCACCGTACTGGTTGCTCGTGTTCTGGAAGTCATACCAGTCACGCTTCACCATGATCTGAACCTTCGCACCCGACGCGCTCTGGTACGAGGACAGCGAAACGCCGTACTCGGTAATACCAGGAGCCGGGGGAGCGAGCTTGCCCTGCGGGAACGAGGACAGAGCCGACGCGACGAGCGGCGAGCAGAAGAACACCTTGTTCTGCGAGCCGTAACGGAACGCCTTGCGGAGGAACGACTCGAACACGCTCTCCGTAAGGGTGCCAACGCTAGCCGTGAGGTTAGTCGTCGCGTACTGGAACACGCCACCACAATAACCAATCGGCGCAGAGCCGCTGGTGTTGAGGTCACGCACACCCCAGAACAGGGTGTTCTCAAGCTGACGCTTATGCTCAATCAGCTTCTTCTTAGCCTCGTTAGCAGGCTCCGGGCCGCCGTACAGCTTCGACGCGACCAGCGTGTTCGTGAAGCCCCACGGGTCACGCTGAATCTGCGCGTAGTTGAAGTTAGCGACCTTCTTCGTCTGGATGAGGGTACCGAGAGTGGCACCTTCAGCAGCCGCGTTGCCAACCTTGATAACGTCAACGCCGCTAGCAGCAGAAACAGCCGTAACGGACGTTCCGCCGATACCGCGCGTGACGTACAGCGTGTCAGCCGACACGCCAGTGACGTAGCAGTTCTCGCCCGTCGAAGCGATGCGGATAACGTCGCCGGCACGGAAGTACGTACCGGACGAAGCGCCCGTAGTCGCGGGAACGGAGAGAGAAGTGGCAGCCGAAGTAGCCGATGCGGAAAGCGTCGTCAGACGCGGCACCAGTTCATCCGAAAGCCACTCGACCTTCTGCGAGTAGGCAGCGCGCTTGCTGACCTTCTGAAGCATGGTCGTGAGCGGAGCCTCATCAGGCTCAAGCTCGGCAATGGTGGGGGACATGTCAACAACGCGCTGATTGGACAGAATATCCGCGTCGTCAACGACCCCAGAGAGGAGGGTAGGCATTTGGTTGTCCTAGCCTTTCTGACTAGTAGGTGTGAGATGATTTGCGGTTGTCCAACGGTCGGGTTGGGCCACGGGTTGGTCGGTCACTATCAAGCGTTCAAGATAGCGTCATTGATCTTAGCATCATAATCGGTTGCATTAGTATCAACAATGCCCTGCCGCGACTGCGTAAACGCATTCTGCTGCATCTGCTGCTGAACCTGCTGCTGCGCTTGCAGCGGCTGCTCACGCATCCGCACAATCGCATACAAACTACGAACGCCTTCCTGCACCTTCTCCGGCGTATCCATCCCATTCGGGAAGAACGCAAGATGAAGCTGATCGACAGGAATATTGTCAACGTACGCTTGGATCTTCTCCGAATACTCGGCAAGATCAGGGATCTGAGCCTCTAGCGACCCGAGCGCGCCCTCGAACATGTTCTGAGTCTGCGCGTCACGCAACGGAGCGACCTGCTCACGCAACGAAGCGAGTTCCTGCTCGTACTGCTGCGCAACATGCTGCGTCTGCTGCTGCGTATACCACGCCATCGCCTCAGTCGGCTTACGCTCAAACCAATGCTCCCAAAGACCATCAACAGTTTCCTTCGGAACGCGATCAGCGTTCGCAATCGCCCACTGCGCAGCCTGACCCGGGTCACGCTCAGCCCAACCAACAAGCTGCTCCTCATTATCCGGCTCGCCATTAAACTGAACACCCCACGGACGCGGAGCCTCGTACTCTTCCTCATCATCCGCAGACAACAGAGCCTCTAGCTCGGACAGGCGCTGATTCTGCTGCGTGTTGTACGCCTCAAGATTCTTATACGCCTCAAGAACATCATCGGGACTCTTGAACTTGCCAAGGATTAGCTCTTCGGGAGCCTCCTCAACGTCTGCACCGCTTTCCGGTGCAAAATCCGCACCGCTTTCCGGCGCATCATGCCCAGAACCGCCATGCATGATCGCGTTCGCAATCGGATCAATCTCGTCAACGATTTCGGTCGTATCGTTCGTACTCATCTAGTCCTCCAGTCGGATGGTCAGAATTACTGATTGTTTAGGCCGGAACCGGCCCCGAGCGCAGCAAGGATTTCCGGCGGAATGCTCGGCATTCCAGGCGCTGCGCCCATTGGGGTTGTCGGTTCCGGCTGTGACTGACCCGGCCCTCCGACCAAAGGCGGGTTCTGCACCTGTTCGGCGTCTCCAAGATATTCTTTCGGATCTTCGTCAAACGCTTGAATAACATCCTCAGCGACTCGACGCATATTAGGAGTGACGCCACTCTGGGTAAGGAGAGCATAATTCTGTCCAAACCAATTCGCAAACGCAAGAGCCTCAGCGCGACGCTCCTGCCGCATAAGGCTCTCATTCGCATCCTCGACGCGGAAATCGTACTGGCCTTGAATATCAGTAGGCGTAACGACTTTCCACTCAGCATCAGAATCACGATCAATCCTGACAGCAATAGGGCCGGGAAGGAGCTGCTGATTCAACGCGACCTGCTGCTCACCGCAGCGGCGCATCGCATACATAATCTGCTGCTTCATCCGAATGATGCGCTTAGCAGCCATATTACTAATGACCGAAATGCCTGTTGCTGTCGTCTGATCAATCTGAGTATTAGACGCGCCACTCAAGTAGCCAACCGCGCCCGTGATGTTCTGAAGATCACCCTTCAGCATCTCCTCAGCCTGCACACTCGGCTGAAGAATCGAGATGTTCGGCACCCACGCCTGCACCTGATCAGGACGAAGCGGAATGACAGCGCCAGGGTAGAGGCGAATGTCCTGCTGCTCAGTGTTCGGATCAACAAACATAGCCGCGTTCGCCATAAACTTCGAGTTGTCAATGCGCTGATTCTGGAGTTCCCAGAGGGCAATCTGAAGGTCACTGATAATCTCAACAATGCTCTTGCCACGGAACGCGAATGGCGTCGGCATAATGTTTGCAACGACAAATGGGAACTGGCCGTGCCAGAACGGAGAGGCACAATCACGAATAATCGTGTTCCGATTGGCAACAACGGTCAGGCGCATCATGTTGCCGTCACGCCACCACCACTCAACAACCTCGACACGATTACGCCGCTCTTTATCTTCAGTAGTTGTCGTCGTAAGCTCGACGATCTTCTCTAGGTTGTCGTACACGCCGGCGGCTTCTAGGCTGCGCTTCGACTCGTACGTACGGAAGAAGACGTACTCGGCATCGTCAAGACTGGTCGCGTTTGCGTCCCAGAGAAAATGGTTGGCGTCTACGTTGACGAAGCCGGGTTGCTGCCGGTACGGAACGGTCTGGTACGGCTCGCGCATCCCGAGCGGATCAGGCTTGTAGTTCGGAGTGGGGACTTTCCGCCACTCTTCTAGCCACGGAATCTTTGCAATGCTAATGCCCCGAATGAGGGACTGCTTGACGAAGAGTGCGTACTTCTCAGCAAAGTTATCCTTGTAACGCTGCTGCTTCAGAATGTTTGTGAGAAGGTCAGCGCCCTCGGAGTAGTCGGGTTGTGCAGGGATGACGCGAACGTCAGGCTCATCATCAACAATGTTCGACTCGATAACGTCAATGATCTGAAGCGCGTATGGCGGGTGCAGGTCGCTCTGCCATTCGCTGTTGGATGGCTTGATGATTGCGTTGTAACCATCATCACACTTCTTGTAGAACTCTCGATTGGCGCGGTGCTTCTGGTCAGAGTAGCCCCAGCACTTTGTGAATCGGTCTAGTAGTTTTTTCTGGTCGGTAGACTCGATCATTACACGGACTCGTATGTTCCGCTCAAAACAATCTGGTCTGTAGTTGCCCACGTAAATGGAACAATGCTTGTTGGGGCAAGAACTTGAACATATAATCCGCCAGCGTTAGCAACGTAGCAATCAATTCTTGAAGTTGTACCAGCAACTCCAACGCCAGGGTATACCAAGCCTGCGTCAATTAGCTTTACTTCAAACGTGCCAGAGCTTGTGCTAAGCATTGCAAACGGGGGGAGGCTAATTCCTGGGAGTCCAGACACTTGCGCTCCAGTCAGCGTCAACTGGACATAAAAATGAACCGTCTTGCCAATCTTCACGTAACGAGCAACCGTAATAGGCGCAGTTGTATTAGTCAGCGTCGGGACATACGCTGTCCACGAACCAAGAGCGTCTACGGTGTCGCTAACTGTTTTTACACCAAGATCAATCGTGTTTAGCGCAAGCGCATTAATAGGTGTTCCCGTATTCGGAAAGTCTTGAAAACCACCAGAGTAAGGTCGAGTATATGGCATTTAAGTCTTGATAATAAAGTTGAGAGTCAGGAACGACGGGCCGTCAGTTGGGGATGTAGTTTGCGGCCCAGCGGTAACCGTCGGCGTAACCGTAGTCGAAACAGTAACACCAACGCTATGCGTGTGCGCGAAAGCCGTGCCAAGAGTGCCGCCGCCAAATCCGCCTCCCTGCGAATCGGCTTTAAGCAAAAAGGCCGAACCAGACCCAGCAGAATACTGGTTAATGCTGTACTGGTAGTTTTGCGAGCCAGTAGAAGTTTCGCTAACAGTAGCCGTAGACGAAGCAGTAGCCGACGCCGCAACCGTATGCTTATGCTTAACTCGACGATCCGCAACAGCCGCACCATCATTATCACCAATAACATCAACATCAGCATTCGTACCAAGCCCAACAGGAACCCGTCCGCGAAGATCAGGAAGAAAAAAGTTTCCACCCGTATCAGTGCCAAACTTGTTAGCCCCAATGATCGCATAAAGCGCACTATACGTTGACTGAGAAACCTGACTACCGTCACACAATAGCCAGCCAGAAGGGGCAGCCGCCCCAACATACGAAGTAAGAGAACCAGCAGGAACAATATAAGCTGTTGCTGCCGTCAGGCGCGTGTCAAGATCAGTAAGGTCGCCAACAATAATGTTATGCGCAGAAGCGTTATACTTGTCTCCTGGCGAGACAGTCGCAGGCGTAATAAACGGCATGTGTCTAGTCTATCAGTAAAGGGCGACGATGTTTGTCGCGTCAGTATTTGTTACGCGGACGCGCTTTACTCGTATCGGAACAATTTCGCCACGCGCCAACACAAACGTAACCGGATCAGTATCGCCTATTAGGATCACGCTTACGTCACTATGCGAAGACGCACCCTTAGAAGCGTAAAGCGCGCGAGTGACCTCATCAAGATCCGCCGTATCGCTTGGAGTCACAATATGAGCATGCGTATACGGCGACAAGATCGCCGGATCGGTTTGCTGAAAATTGTTAGTAGGCACCAGGCGCACCCATGTCCGGTGCGCCCCCCATCATCGAGCCGCCCATCGGAGCCGAAGCGCCACCAAGCGGAGCGCCAACGCCACTCATCATCGGACTCATCGGAGTCGAGACAGCAGCCTCACCAGCCGGATTCGGCGTCGGCAGACTAGAGATAAGCATCATCATCTGCTTCTGCATCTCTTCCTGCATCATCGCCATCTGACGCTGCTGATCCATCATCTGCATTGTCTGCGCCTGCGCGAGCTGGCTCATGCCGGGAAGGGCCGCGACTGCGGGAGGGATCGGGCCGCCGGGTGCGGGGGGTGCGCTCATTGGTA